TGGTTGTTCGCTCGCGCGGAATTTCTCTACCCACAAATTTTTAAACTAATGTTCGTTATAAATCATGGAAGTAGACAGTAAGACGCTTGCTGACATTTTCGGTGTAACGACCAAAACGCTTAGGGATTGGGGCCATAAGGGGCTTCCAGTGGTGGTTAGGCAGACTGGACCTAATGGGAACACATATAACACAGTTGACTGTCTCGCATGGTGGCGCGATCAAGAGATACAGCGCCGAGTAGTTACGCAAGATGGCAAGCATTACGACAAGCAAGAAGAAGAAGCGCGGCTCAAACACCACCAAGCCAATATGGAGCAGCTAAAAGAAGAAGAAAAGCGGGGCGAGTTAATTCCGCTTGATGTTGCGGTTTCAGAGTTTGGTCAGTTGGTGGGCAATGCTAGGTCTAAGATTTTACAGCTTGGCAAATTAGTGCCTAAGAAGCACCGAGACAAACTAAACGAAGGAATCACGCTGGCACTAGATGAGCTATCAGAAGCAGAGCCAGTTATTTAGGCGGGGTGTAGCTAAGTTATTCACGCCACCACCTGATTTAACCGTTGCGGAATGGTCTAGCGAGTATCGGTATCTATCAAACGAGTCTAGCGCATTAGCCGGGCGGTATGATTTGAGCCGTACTCCGCATTGTGAGTTACCAATGACGCTGTTATCGCCTAAGAATCCATGTAAGCGGGTTTTGTTGCCCTGGTCTAGTCAAATAGCTAAGACGACAGTAGCTGAAAACTTTATCGGTTACATAATGCACCAAGACCCTGCGCCAGTGTTGGTCGTACAGCCAAACGTAGAGCCGATGGGTAAGGCGTTTAGTACGGACAGACTAGCGCCGATGATTCGAGACACTCCGGCACTAACGGATTTGGTCAAAGACTCAGATAAGCGTAATTCAGGAAACACTATCGGACGTAAGACGTTCCCTGGCGGGTTCATTGCGATTGCAGGGGCAAATAGTCCGGCGGGTTTGGCTTCACGTCCTATTCGTTACTTGGTCTGTGATGAGTTGAATCGGTGGGAGTCTACGAAAGAGGGCAACAGCTTGCTTTTAGCGCGTAAGCGTTTGGCCCGATTCCCTAACTCTAAAGAATTAACGGTAAGTTCTCGGACTTACGACGGAATAGGAATAGATGCAGAGGTGTTTGGCGCGATAGATGACGATGGCGAGCGCGGTGATGGTGCGGATCAGATTTACTATTGGTCTTTGGCTTGCTTAAAGTGCGGTGAATATCAATACCCTGAATTTAAACATTTAAAGTTTACGGATAGAGACGTTGAGACAATCACTTATGAGTGTGAGTCGTGCGGGAATCTTCACGGATTAGACCAAGAAGATGAGATTAAGCGTACTGGAAAGTACATTCTCAAACATGACGAAGGTGTAGAGATTGTTGCGTTATTTGCAAATACGCTAGGCACTTTGATTTGCGAGTGGCGCGAGTCGGTTCAAGCGTTTTTATCGGCGCAAGGCGATCCAGACAAATTACAGGTGGTCGTTAATACAGACTTTAACGAAACGTGGAAAGACTTGGAAGGCGATGGCATCCAGGGTAATGAGTTGTATGAGAAGCGCGAGACATACGCGCAAGACGTTCCAGAAGGGGCGCAAGTATTAACCTTTGGCGCAGACATTCAGGCGGATCGTATTGAGTGCGAGGTTGTTGGATGGTCTGAGGATGAAGAAAGCTGGTCTATTGATTACCAGATATTCGACGGCGATACGTCATCAACTAAGAATCACGTTTGGGATGATTTTAAAGAATACCTAACTACAGAGTTCAAGGGTAAGGATAGAAATTACACGCTTTCGGCTGGTGTTATTGATGCGGGTTATTTGCCTAGCGTTGTTCACTCGTTCGTTAAGAGTTTAAACAGGCGTTATGTTTGGGCTGGCATAGGTCGAGCTGGTAAGCGTCCGATTGTTGAGAGCAAAGAGCTTAGGCAATTAAGGCTTAGGAAGTCTCGAAGCAAGAAAAAGAAGTCCGAGATTATTGGAACGGATGAAGCTAAAACGGTTTTGTATTCGCGTTTGAAGTTGAAGCAAAATGAGTCGGGCATAACGCCAGGCTATTGCCACTTTCCGATTGACCCAAAGTATGACCCTGAGCATTTTGAGCAGCTAACGGCTGAGAGGGTTGTGCGGAAGTTGATACAAGGTCAGACCACATTAAAGTGGGTTTTGAATCACGCAGGACAGAGAAACGAGCCTTTAGATTGTCGGGTTTATTCTCATGCGGCGTTGCGGCTAATGTCGCCTAAGTGGGGCAGGCTATCGGGTGCGGTTAAGCAGACACCAGAAGCGCCTATAGCAAAAACAATTACGCGCAGAGGCTCGCCTTTACGCAAGAAAAGACCAAGCGGGTTTGTAAATTCATGGTAGCGACTGTAGCAAGCAAAGAGCCAGAGAAGTTGGTGGCGGGGGATACCCTTAAATTTACCAAGTCTGTATCAGATTACGCGCCAGAGGATAGCTGGGTTTTGTCTTATGCGCTGGTATCTTCAACGAATCAATATAACTTTAGTGCGTCTGATAATGGCGATGGTACGCACTTAGTCAATGTTGCGGCAGCGACTACGGTTGCGTGGGTTGTTGGTACTTACAAGTGGCAAGCATACGTTACAAAAGCAAGCGAGCGTTATTCGGTAGGCGCGGGAACACTTGAGGTTGTTTCCGACTTTTCTGGTGAGACTTCGTTTGATGCGAGGGCGCACTGTAAGAAGGTTTTAGACGCTATTGAGTTGACTATTGAGGGCAAGGCCAGCAAAGACCAGCAAAGCTATTCGATATCATTTGGTGATAGCGGTGCAAGTCGTTCTATCTCCAGACTTTCTTTTGGTGAGCTTATCGAGGCTCGAAAATTCTATAAGAACGAATACCAGCGATTGAAAAGACAGGAGCGCATTGCTAACGGCTTAGACAGTGGCCGCACAATTCATATCAGGATGGGCGTTTAATGTTTGGGTTATTCAAAAAGAGAATCAAAGACGATTACGCACCGAGTAAATCGCAGTTTCAGAAGCGTGATTTTAGCGCGGCCCAGAACAAGTTATTTTTTGACGGTTGGACTACACAAGCATCAAGCATAGACCAGATATTAAAGAGCCAGCATAGTTCTTTGGTGGCTAGAAGTAGAGAGCAGACGCGAAATAATCCATTGATGCGCCATGCGGCTAACATCATGGCCAAGAACGTGATCGGCTCAAAAGGCATTACGGTGTATCCAAAGGTTAAGCGTGATGCCCAAAGGCTAGACAAGCCAGCTAACGAGGCGATTAAAGCGGCGTGGATGGACTGGTGCGTTAATGACTGTGATTACACTGGAAGTATGAGCTTTGTAGAGCTTTGTTCTCTTTGGGTAAAAACCGCTTTTGTTGATGGTGAGTTCTTATTCATTGTTCATAACGAGGGAAAGTATGGCTTGCAAGTTGAGAACATCGACCCGCAGCTTATCTACACAGAGCGCAACCAAAAAGAGACAAGCGGCAATGTTACACGCTTAGGTGTGGAGTATTCAGGCTCTAAGGTTGCGGCTTTATGGCTTAAGACAATAGATGAAGATGGTGGATACTCGGCTTACAACGTAAGACGTATTGATGCTGGGCAAATCTACCATTGCTTTATTCGAGATTGGGCGAATCAATCAAGGGGTATTCCCTGGGCCAGCGCGTCACTAACTAGGTTGAAGCACTTAGACGCTTTTGACGAATCGGCTTTGATAGCGGCTCGTGCGGGTGCGTCTAAAATGGGATTCATAAGCGGCGCTGATGATGATGATGATGAGTACGACAACGGCTTGCCTACAATGGACTTTAGCCCAGGCACTATTGAGAAGTTAGCCGATGGTGAGGAGTTCACAGGCTTTGATCCTAACTACCCAAGCGATGCTTATACGCCGTTTACTAAGAAGGGTATACGCGATGTAGGCGCGGGAATGGATATTAGTTACGCCTCACTTTCTGGTGATATGTCGGACGTTAACTACTCATCTATTCGGTGGGGTGGTCAAGACGAGCGAGAGAGCTTTATTGACAGACAGAATTGGTTTATCCGTTGCGTAGTAAAGCCGTTATATGAGGACTTTATTAGGAACGCTGTTTTGCGTCAACAAATAATGATTGGGACTAGACCATTATCTAGGCCAGTTAATGAATACATGAAGGCGCATTTTCAGGGGCGTAGATGGTTGTCTACAGATCCGCAGAAAGAGGCTAAGGGCTATCAGATGGACTTAGAGAGCGGATTGATTTCGCCTCAAAGAATCATTGCTAGTCGGGGTGAAGATCCAGAAGAAATACTTGAAGAAATTAGAGAATGGGAATCCATGAGGGGCATAAAGAATGACCAAGAAAATAAATAAGAATTTAACCCGCGAGATGAGAATCGCGGATTTTACAAATACAGACGAAGAAAAAAGAACCATAGAGGTGGCTTTTTCTTCGGAAGTCCCGGTCGAGCGTTTTATGAATGGCTCGACTGTCGATGAAGTCTTAGACCATAACCCGCAAAGCGTGAGGCTCGACCGTTTGAACAACGGCGGCGCGGTGTTAGTGGAGCATGACAGAAACGACCAGGTGGGCGTTGTAGAGAGCGCGAGAATTGACGGCGACCGCGTTGGTCGAGCAGTTATTCGCTTCTCAAAAAGCAAGAGAGGTAAAGAGATTTACCAAGACGTTATTGACGGTATTAGGACGCTCATATCTGTTGGCTATTCGGCTGGCGATTGGGAAGAAACTAGAGACAACGAAAGAACACAAATAAGGGCGAAAAAATGGACTCCATACGAGATTTCAATCGTCTCAATTCCATCAGACTGGCAGGGCGCAGGGGTTGGAAGATCAAACAAACAAAACAAAAAGGAAACTAAAATGACTGACGTTAAAAAAGAAGTAGAAGCACAAGCCGAGCGCAAAGTAGAAGCGCCTCAAATAAACGTTCGTGAATTGCAAGACAAGACACGCAGACAAGAGCTAGACCGAATTAACTCTATTCGTCAAATGGCAGAACAGCACGACTTTGATAAGTTGGGCGCGGACGCTATCGAGCGCGGTACAGACTCAAACGCTTTTTATAAAGAGCTTTTAGAGAAAGTTGGTGAGCGTAACGCTGCGGTTCGAGCAAAGCAAGAAACAGAAACTGGCGAAGCGGCCGGTAATGTTGGACTATCACGCAAAGAGAAAAATGCTTTCTCAATGGTCCGTTTGATGGATGCAATGGCTAACCCGAATGACCGTTCAGCACAAAATGCGGCTGGCTTTGAGTTGGAAGTATGCGCTGAAGCAGAGCGTACACTGCCTGGCGATTTCAAAGTGCGCGGCTCGTTCATTCCAACCGAAGTTTTCAACCGTGATCTAACGGCTGGAACGGCTACGGATGGCGCTGAGTTGGTTGCGACTAACTTGCTTTCTGGTTCTTACATTGACGTATTGCGTAACAACATGGTTGCCCTACAAGCTGGCGCTACTATGCTTCCGGGCTTAGTTGGTAATGTTGCAATCCCACGACAGACTTCTGGCGCGGCTGCGACTTGGATTAGTGCCGAAGATGGGGACGCTACAGAGAGCGAGCCACAATTCGACCAGATCACGTTATCACCTAAAGACCTTGCGGCTTATACCGAAGTGTCTCGCCGTTTGAGCCTACAAAGCTCACCAGCGATTGAAGGCATTGTGCGTAACGACTTGTTCATGGCGTTAGCTTTGGGTATGGATGCGGCTGTTTATTACGGTTCTGGTTCATCTGGTCAGCCACAAGGAATTGATGGTGCGACTGGCGTTGCAGACCCTACGTTCGCAAGTGCTACAGCTCCAACTTATGCCGAGTTAGTCACTCAAATGAAAACTTTGATGACTTCAAACGCTGCTAATAACCTTACTTACATCGGTTCACCTGATTTTTGGGAGACTGTTAAAACTACGCCTAAGCAGGGTTCAGGCGTTGAGGGTAACTTCATTAGCGACGGCAATAGCATCTTGGGTCGTAACCTTTTGACTAGCTCACAGCTGGCGGCTGATGATTTTGTGTTAGGCGACTTTAGCAACATCTTGATCGGTGAGTGGGGCGGTATTGAATTAAATACAGACCCTTACACTCATTCGCTTAAGGGCAAGACTCGTTACGTCATCTTTAAGACTTGCGACATCGCTATACGTCACCCACAGGCGTTCAGCTTCCATAACGCAGCTTAATCAAGCTACAAGTAATTAAGAGGCGGCCTTCGGGTCGCCTTTTTTATTGGAGAAACGAATGAAGATCAAAATAACACAAAACTGTTATGTGGAAGGCAAGGCGGCAAAGGTTGGCGATGTTGTCGATACAGACAAAGCCAATTTGTTGATCGGTTTAGGCAAGGCGAAGCAGTACACAAAGCCAGAACCAAAGCCAGAGCCTAAGCAAGAAGCGAAAACAAAACGGAGTAAGAAATAATGTCATTACTAAACGCAAACGTGGTGCAGTTGATTCCATGTCAAAACGCAACGTCTACAGTGACCGGCACAGGTGTTGATGTTTCTGGTTATACGGATGCAATGCAAGTTGTTCTTGCTTCGTCTGTTTTTGGGGGTACTACTCCAACTTGTAACGTAAAGATACAAGACTCAGCAGACAACAGCGCATGGTCTGATGTAACAGGCGCAACATTTACCGAGGTTACTGATGCGGCAGATTTGACGCAAATGATTACCTTGAAAGTGAATGAGACAGCAAAGTATATCCGAGCTGTAGCGACACTAGCGGGAACGTCACCAGATGGGAACATCGCCGTCGTTGCTCTAGGTCAGCGTCAAGCGGGTTACAACGCATCACAATCAATCTAATGGATAATTTTCTGTCTGATTTCGGTGTTACGGCTTCGGCTAGTGGGCAGACATTCACAGTCATTATTGATAAAGCAACTCATTTTAGATTAGGTATGGATTCGATATTCCCAACGATTGTAGGGGTAACGGCTGATATGCCTAGTTTAAGCGTGGGCGATGCAATAACGGTAGATGGTGTGAGTTATCAAGTAGCTCACCCTCCATTGATTGATTCAGAAATGACGACTATTGCACTAAAAGATGGCGCATAAAAGAACACTAATCAGAAACGCTTTTGTATCTACCTTGACAGGGCTAACCACTACGGGGAGTCGTGTATACGGTTCACGGTTGGCTAATTTTGCCGAGGCAGATATTCCTGCTTTGAAGGTTTATCTAAAAGATGAAACTTCGACAGATGAGGCGAGTGGTTACGATGGGATTGTTGAATGTGAGGTGATGGTCGAGGCTTATGTCAAGGCTAACAGCACTTTTGATGATGACTTGGACTTGATTCTTGAAGAGGTTCAAGCTGCGATCGATGCGGCTAGATTAACCACCTTTCGGAGTCTTGTTAAGTCTCTTTTTTACGACAGTTTAGAGGTGGAGTATATGGATGCAGACCAAGACGCTGGTCGGCAGATAATTAAATTCAGAGTTCAATATGAGCAGAGATTATGAGTAAACAAGTAGAAATGAAAAGCGGGGCGACAGTTGTAAAAGTTGCGCCGTATCAAGTCAAAGAAATGGAGGCGCGAGGCTATAAAATAGTTGAAGCCAAGCAGCCTAAAACAATATTTAAAAAAGTAGAGGAAAAATCAGATGGCAAAGTATAACGGCACTAACGGCCTAGTAAAGATAGGTGCAACAACGGTGGGCGAAATTAACGCCTGGGAATATAACGATGACGTGACGCCTATCACTGGCAGAGCTTTTGGTGCAACTTTGGAGACTTCGGTTGCAGGTGTTCGCAAGATCACTGGCTCAATTAGCGGCTTCTATGACCCTAACGACTCAGGCGGTCAAGATGCAATCATTACAGGTGCTACAGTGGCTTTAGATTTGTATTATGACGGCACTTCTAGTGGCGATGATTACGATGCTTTTAGTGCGGTATTAATCACTAATACATCACGATCTACGGCTAATGATCAGTATGTAACTTTTTCAGCAAGCTTCACGGCTAACGCTGTACCTACGTTTAGTCAGGTAGCGTAATGAGTGTTGATAGCAGGCTAGAGGCACTAGAGGAGGACTTTCAATCTAAGCTAAGTCAAGATTTAGTTAAGGTTGAATTTCCTGAATCTGGTAGCCCTGTTTATGTTAGAAAAACTCATAACACATTCAGAAAAGCACCTTGTTTAAAAGCGATTGCTGAGAATAAGTATGACGAGTTCAACGCTCTGATGATTATACAGTTTGCAATGGACAAGGATGGTTCTGGATACATTTTCAAGCGAGGTAATTTAGATTTTCTTTTGAAGAAAGTAGACGCGGCAGTTCTTGCGCGTGTCGCTCAAGAGATTTCAGAGATTATCAAGTTTGAAGAAGAAGAAGAACCAGAGATGAAGGTGGCTAAAAAAAACTCCGAGAAGGGGGCGAGGTCTATGTCAGATTCGTCCTCGCCAGAAAGTTAAAAAGGCCGATTGAGGAAGTCATGGAGTGGGGCGATTTTGTTCTATTCCATTGGCTTGCGTTTTTAGAAATGGAGCAAAAAGAGAATGACCACAGCTAGGTTCAACATTGAAGGCCGCGATAAAACTGCCAAGGCTTTTAATTCTGTAAAGGGTCGCCTTGATCGTTTAGATCGCTCCGTTTCTAAATTGTCTCGCGGGTTTGGTGCGCTTGCAGGTGGCGCGGTTGTTGCAGGGATTGGCGCTATAGCAAAAAAGTCGATTGATGCGGCTGACGCTATCCAGAAGCTAGGCGTAAGGACTGGCGCAAGTTCTGAGTTTTTGAGTGAAATGCGGGTAGCAATATCGCAAGCTGATGTTTCAAGCACAGAGTTTGCTAATTCATTAACTAAGCTAAACAAATCAGCGCAGGACGCATCTGATGGACTTTCTACGCCAGCTAGGGCTTTTGAGAAGCTAGGCATAAGTGTTCAAGAGTTTAACAACCTCAACACAGACCAAAAATTCACGGCTGTAGCTGAAGCGGTAAGTAAGATACAAGACCCAGCAATCAAGACGCAGGTTGCCATGGATTTAATGGGTCGTTCTGGCTCACAGCTTCTTACTGTCATGGAGGGCGGCGCGGCTGGTCTTGATGAGTACCGAAATAAAGCGGTAGAGCTAGGGCAATCATTATCACAGGAGATGGTGGATGGTGCGGCGGAGGCTAATGATGCTCTAGATTTATTGGGCAAGTCTATTAGCGGGTCAATTTCTCAGACCATACTTACATACACAGATGAGATCAAAGCGGCAGCCGATTTAACGCGCGAGTACCTACCAAAAGCTATTGGGTTTTTGATTGATATGTTCAAAGGCTTAAAGGCCGTTATTGAGTTTGTTGTTAGTTTTGTTATTAACCGACTCGGTGACTTTCTATCTTTCCTTTCAAAAATACCGGGTGTGGGCAAATACTTCGACGGCATGCGCGACTCAGTGAAGCTGATGGGCGAGGTAATGGATGATCAGTTTGAGTCTACGGTCGGCAGCATGGGCAAATGGCGCGATGGTGCTCAGAAAACCGAAGGCGCGGCTAAGGATTTAGGCGGTGAAATAAAAAAGGGCGCGGGTGTTTTGGTTGATTTCGGAGAAGCATCAGACGAAGCAACATCTAGCGTTAAGTCTTTATCTGACCTAATGCCTGGTTTCAATGATAGAATCAAGGCGGCTAATGATGTTTTCAACGAAGCTAGTGACATCCTTGATGAGTTGGTAAGAAAGCACAACGAGTTTGATGATGCGTTGTCGACTGTAAAAGGTGAAATAGAGCAGACTAAGCGCAATCAAGAGAAGTTCAACAAGATGCTTGCAACTGGTACGCTGACCGCAGAAGAAGCGGCGGCTATGGCTTCTAAGCTAGGCTTAGAGTACGAAGGCTTAGGCGAGAAAACATCAATAGTCTCAGACGCATGGGAAGATGCAAACCGTAAGATTTTCGACTCTATGCAAACCTTCTTTAGGGATGGTTTAGACGGATGGGATAACTTCGGTGATTCGGTAAAAGACATAGTTAAGGACATGATCGCGTCTATTCTCGCGCAGATCACTCAATTATTAGTGTCTAACGCTTTCAAAAAAATGATTAGTTTTCTGACAAACGGCAAGAAGTTTGGCGGCACTGGTTTATTCGATGGTCTAGGCTCGTTGTTCGGCGGTGAAGAGTCACCAATATCAAGTGATGGCGTTGGTGACGTAGCAACCGTAGGCGGCACTATCGCCAAAACTCTTGGTGGTGTTGGCACTTCAATTAAGGCTGGCGCTACTGCGGCATGGGGTTCAATTAAGGCGGCTGGCTCTGCCTTGTTGGCTGGGGCGAAGTCTTTAATTTCAGCAATACCAGGATGGGGTTGGGCGATTGCTGGAATAGCTGCGGCATACAAGATATTCGGCGGCGGCAGATCACCACAAGAGTTAGGCGAAGATCAGCTTCAGGCGGTTTCTGACGCGACTAAGGCGGGCCGCAATACTCAGGTGCAACTAGGCTCAGTCGGTGGGGTTGCTACCAGCTTTCTAGGCGGCTTTGATGAGAACTCTACATTTTTTGGCGTTGATTTACTCAAAGATGAATTACAGAAAGTCGGCGACGTTCTAAAGACTAAATTCGGCTTCGATCAGGCTCTCGCGCTCAAAGATGGCGTTATTAGATTAGAAGATTTCAGCCGTGAATTTAGCGCAAACAACGAGGAAATAGTTGCAGAGGTTCAGGCTTCTATTTTAATCGCTAAACACGCCTTTGATGATGCTGAGTTAGCTAAGGTTAAATCTTTGGGTAAGTCTGTTATCGCAATGGATAGGCTTTACGATCAATCTGCGGATAGTGGTAAATCTGCGGCTGATAGACTTAAAGAAGCCTACATGGGCGCGTTCGGAGCGTCTGAGGATGCGGCTACGACAGCCCTAGCCAACATGGGGTTAGAGACTGAGCGACTTGCTCAAATATTCGACACTTCAAGCAATGAAATACTAGCCACATTAACAGGCGTTGCGACCGATGGCTTAGGTCTATTCGGTCAAAGCATATCCGAAATGGGTACGCAAGCTGACGCGACATTCAACCAGATAGAGCAGAGAATTAACGGCGTATCTGTAGCGGCTCAGAATAGCGCTGGCCAGGTTGTTAATGCCTACGATGGAGCATACGACAGAGTGCAAAGCAGAGACGATGCGTTCTCAAGAAGGCTACTCCAAAAGCTAGACCAGATCACGGATAACTCTAGTGTTACTCGTGGTAACAGCCAGCCACTAGCGGGAATTTAGATGACGGCTCAAACTATCCTGGCAAGTAATCGGGCGGTTACGATTGTTTTAGAAGTTCGCACCGATAACACAAAGGTTATTCCGGCATCTTATTCTGATTGGGTGGGCGGCCCGTCTATGCTTGCTTATCCTCTAGGCGTGACGGTTGAGGATAATAGTTTGTTGTATTTATCGACTGGCGCGGTTGCTGGTTTAGCTTATAACGAAGTTGTGTTTAGCGACTTCTTTGTTGAGCGGTCACTAGCTGCACCGTTCACAGGTGGCGGTGGTTTATCCATTAACGGATTGCCTAACGCTCCGAGTTTTGCGGGGCTAGACATATTTGTGGCTGGCGATGATTTAGAGCTTTACGCTAGAGATTGGGAGAATAAGCCGTTTACTCTTTACGTTGGTTATGAGGGTGATGATTGGGCTAATTTCGAGGTTTACTTTACAGGTAAGACTATCGGACACTCATTGATTAACGATGGTATTCAGGTTGACCTAAGCCTTAATCCCACAGGGACAGACAAGCTATTTCCTGTTAATCGCTTTGATGATGGGCGCGTTAAGCCTTATGTATTCGGAGCGGTTAAGAACATCAAGCCAGTAAAGGTTAACCCGGACGCTGACGATGGATTATGGCGATTCCACGACGGCACTGTAGGCACTACAGATACAGAGTGGGCCGCTCTGCCGTATTGTGTTATAGATTTTGAGCGTGACATTTATGCTGGCATTATAGATTTTCAACTTTTCGATGCAGCAGTATTAGGTGTAGATGTAGATGAGGACTCTCTGTATGATTCATCTACAGCGACAAACGCGCTGCCCGACGACATCTCGACCAGTACAGGCGCCGTAAGCGTAGAGAGCGACCACATATTGGTGACTTTGCCAAACCAAGACTCACCAACAACATTTCCCGACGAATGTAGAATATCGTTACAGTCTGAGGCTGCTCTAGCTGGGCTGAATTACGATATCGAGATTGATATTAGCTTAGACGACTCATCGACAGTCGATAGCTTTCAGATGAGCGGATTTTATAGTAATTATCAAAACAAAACGATAACGAGAAGCGTTCAAACATATAAAAGACTAAACAATATAACAACTTCTTATTATAGCTACAAACTGCAACACTCTTGGCTTCTGTATAAAAATTCAAGTCAAAACTCAGAGACAATAAAATTAAGAATTTACGGCGCTAGGCTAATACCTAGACGAATTTCAGGCGCAGACGTTCAGGCTTTTAACGCCTCATCTGCAACGCCTTCGGGGTTTTCTGCTATTCCAACATATAGAGTTGCAGATGTTTTAGCACATGGCCAAGTCCCCAATTTTGTCTCTATCTATGACGACACTGGACTTATCAGAGTAGATTCAGAAAATACAGATTTCGTCATGAAAGCTGTAGGCGACACCACAAACAACGACTTAGTCGCGGCTTGTCAGTATATCTCAACACAAGCTAACGGCTCTGATTCACCTGTCACGTCTAGCATAACATCGCCTACCGTTGGCGTTTATTGCGATAAGGCTAAACCTATTGTGGAGTGGTGGCGTGAGTGGTGTGATGCTGTAGACGTTTACCTTGATGTAAGCCTAACGACTTCAACTACCGACCTTAAAAGACGATTCAATAACCAAGTTTTTGATGCTGATGGTGTCTTGAATGTAACGGATTCGTTTAGCTTTACCGAGGACGACATGCTTACATTTAAGCAACTGGCAAACGAGGCAAGCGTTAGCCAATACGAGGTTAGCTATAAATACAACCACGAAAGACCAAAGGACAGCCCAACAGCAACCAACATAAACCCATTCGCAAGGTTAAACCAAGTGAAGCGAATTGATACGGTTCTAGTTAATCAATCAGACGCTACGGTTGTTGCAGAGCTTAATAACAGGGATGGCAACAAGCGAAGTTTTTATGAGTTTGAGGTTGCGGGTGCGGGCCATGGTCTATCACCTAATGACACTGGCTTTATAAGCCACTCAAAAATCAAAGACGGGAAGTTCACGCTCAGGTTTGTTCGCGAATATCCGTTACAGAAAAAGACATTATTAAAGGGCGTGAAGAATGGCTAATTTCGCAATATACGCGCAAGCGGCAAGTCTATCGGCTTTGAAGGTTGGCGCTAGTGCCTCACCGACATCATATACGCAGATAAGCAAGACTCAACGCTTCTCATTGCCGGGCGGTGCTACTGATGAGGTTAAGCTAGAGTATTCAGCGACTCAGACTTTTAACGCTGTAGCTATCACTGGATTAAATCAATTTCCTACTGTAACGGTTACAAAGACGTTAAGCGCGGCCGATACAAGTCTAGGCACTATAAGCGGCTCAACTTATTCGGCAACGAGTCGAGCGCGGAGTACGTTTAACGCTTTGCTAATTTTCTCTGATGAGTCGGCTGATGATATTACGCTGACCTTTAGCACACCTTACCCTACTAGCTTTAATACGGTTTTTGCTGGCTATCTATCATTCCAGCCTACTACTAACTTTCAGCGCGGCGTTAATTTCACGACTAATAGCCAGATGGACTCATTACAAACTAGGTCGGCAACGTATCACTCCACAAGGTCAAGGCTTAGAGAATTTAGCCCACAAATGGCGCTGCTCACTGACGAAGAGTTTTTTGATGTTGAGTTTACTAAGTCGCAAATAGACGACTCTAATTGCCTAGTGGTTTTAGATTCAGCAGATACAAGCCCTGAAAAGTGGATGATAGCTAACATTTTTGGCGGTGATGGCAGCTTGTCAGGCGAAGGAACAAACTCACAAAACTTAAACTTTATGGAAGCGCAAAAATGGCTTTAGAATTAGCAAGCGGTGCAAGAGAGACTTGCACAGCATCAGGAAACGACTTTACATTAACAGGCGCGACAAGTGGCGCTATTGACTGGCTGGCGGCCATCACTAAAACGGCCTTAACTGTAGATGGTTCGACGGTGTACGCTTATGCCTTCGAGTCAGCCGACCCTAGCACTTACGAAGTCATGGAGATGACTTATAACAGCGCGTCAAATAAGCTCGTGAGAGTTAGCACTAATCACGGATCAAATGGTGCAAGCGCGGTTACTTTTGATACAAACACAAGCGCGGTTATTATCTATCGCGTGCTGACTGAGTTTGATATTACGCCACGAGATATCAGGCGACTGCAAAAAGTTAGAAAAACTACATCCGATTTAGGGACATTAACCACAGACCACGCAACAACCACTTACGTCGCTGGTCATACTACGTCGGTCACGGTGATTCCATCAGAGTCTGGCTCTGTTCTGGATGTTGACTTTTTTGGTAAGTATCGGACCGAGGCTAACGCGTCGAGCTCAAGCTCAAGAAGCAATTTAAGACTCTATTATAAAAACTCGGCAGGTACTTGGACTGGTTTTGGCGACGCTATGCTTGTGGGCGAGTTCTCGGATGCTGCGAGTGATGCTAACGCGGGGCTGGATGGGTCATTCTATCACAGCGTAGAGCTAGACGACACACAGCAGAACGCAAGCGGTAACTGGGAAGTTAAAATTTACGTCGCTATACAAGACGCTGATACTAATGTCACGTTAGTTTCAGGGAACTTTAAGTGCGTCGAAGAAAAGTATTAGACGCTTGATCGAAAAAACAACACCACTCCGCCGGAGTTAGCGGCTTTTTTATGAAAAATCAAATACTAGAACAGTCTCAAAATATAAGCTGGGTCGGCGCTACAGTTGGTGTTGTCGGTGGAATAACACTGACCGAGTGGATGGCGTTGGGCGGTTTCATTCTAGCCTTGATCGGCGCGGCTGTTAATTTTTGGCATAAGTACAGCTTGGTACAGATAGAGCGAAAACGGTTCGAGATGGAATCGAAGGACGGCTAATGACTCACGCCTTGCACCTTGTCGGCTACTCGCTTCTAGCTGTGATAACTGGATTATGTGCGGTTTTGTTGGTTTTCTATTTTATGTTTGTCTTTGTTGAAGTGGCGATAGAAGAAAGAGAATGAATTTAACAAAACATTTCACTTTAGACGAATTAACGCGCAGTCAAACGGCGATTAGGCTCAACATTAGCAACACGCCAGCCAGCGAAATTGTATTCAATCTCGGACGGTTAGCGCATCAATTAGAAGTTATCCGGTTAATAGTCGGCAAGCCTATTCAAATAACCTCAGGCTTTCGTTCTTACGCACTCAATAACGCTATCGGCGGATCTAAAACAAGCGACCACATGAAAGGCCGAGCGGCTGATTTTATTGTCGATGGAATGACTCCAGCCGAGGTTATAGAGGCGGTCAAAGACTTCGTACCTCACAAGCAATTAATTGAGGAATTTGGTCGGTGGGTTCACTTCTCAATACCTGAATCCTACGGCGGTGAAGTTTTACTGGCAACAAAAAATAATGGCAAGGTGACTTATGAACAGGCTTAAACCCTGCACATGCGGAGAGCGTGATTATTGCTCTGCTGATTACAGCGTATCAATTCGCGGTGTGATTAGCCGAAGCGCTAAAAACTTAATGGCTTGCGGCAAGGTCAGGCGAGCAATAGAAAAAACTAGGAAGGTGGTAAATCATGAGCGAGCAATTAACTAAGTTCAAAACGGAATGCTTGAGCTTTCTGCGCGAGTTCGACGAGTACGTTCTGCCGGGCTTAAAGGTTTACATCTTAGCCGTGGTTGTCGTGGTGTCTCTGCTCGTGTTACCTGAATCCAAAATAGCGGCATTCGTGGCGATTATGAGCGCGGTCGGTGTAGCACTATTGCGGTCGGTGAAATGAGCATATTTAAATGGCTAGGCTCAATCGCTAGTGACACGTTCGCAAATAACGGATTGTCGGTAATCGTCACCGTTTTGGGCGTGTTAGCTCTAGGCGGTGGCTACCTACACTTTACCCACAAGCTCGAAAAGGTGGAGCTAGCGCGACAATGCGAAGTCTACCGAGAGGCCGCACAAGACAAAATCACGCAACTAAATCGGAGTAATTCCAATGTTACCGAAACGATTGAAAGCATCGACCCTGATAATCTTAATGATTGGGTCGAGCGCATTAATGGGATGCAGCGCAAAGCTGACTAAAGACCTACAACCCACCAAAACTTACACACCTATTCTGATAAACCAGAATCCCACGACAACCGACCTAGCCATTGCATTGACGCAGTGTATAGCCGACCGCGAATTACTCTATTTAGATTTCGAGCGCATACAGAAAAACGAACAAAAGGTTAATAAGAGATTATGGGAAATATGGAAGTAGTAATAGGCATTATCTTAATCCTGGTTATCGGCGCAATAGTCAAGACAGCAAAGGATAAAAAAGAGCGCAAAGAGTTCAACGAGCGCGAGACACCTGCACCGACCCCATTAATTGCAGATTTACCAGTGGGTAATTACTGCATTATTGATGAGTGTACGCCAGAGGTCGCAGCAGGGCGCGAGACTAATGGAGCGCAGGACGTTCAGGCTCAGTTGTATCTGCTTATATCCGAGACAGGCACTAAACCCGCTTTTATTGGGGTTTCATGTGGCGAGCATGGGGTAAATAAACAGCCCACCATCAACGCTATAAAAGAGCTATGCCTAAACATTCCGATACTCGAAGGCGCACCGACTTACGCAGGCGCAAAGTCTGAGTTAAGCGATGCGATTGTAGAACATACCAAAAAGGGTGTATTCAAAATCTATCTCGGATCTCCTGCAGGCGATGTTGCTAGAGCTTTCAAAGATGGGGCGCACATTCATAATATCAAACTACCTCGACTGCTAGAGCATACATGGAACGAGCATATAAATTATGTATCGGCTAAGTACGTTTTAGACCGATTGCAAGACAAATCAGGCGCGGTGACTGAATACTACGAGCTCATCAAGCGCAGTAATTTACCTCCAAAATTCCAAGATACGCACACTTTTATAAACCTAAATCGAACCCTAAAGGCATGGGATTTAGCTAATAGCCCTGAAATTCTAAAGCGTAACCAAGAGTTAAATGCAGGGATTAAAGACAACACTGGAGTCTTGCGAATCGCTGACGTTCTATGTGTAGCTAAGGATTTAGGTTTCGAGAAAGACATTGCGCGGACATTTAACGGTATTCAGCACGGAATGGATATTTGCAAAGATCGAATTGCTTTAGGCGCGGTAGAGAATCTAGTTCAATCTACGCCTCCACTATCAAGTCTGGATATGACCCCCATAAACCGCGATACGTTCAATGAGTCTAATTGCAAGGTATACGGCGGCACTCGCAACCCATTCAGATACGCTCAAACTTCCACAATACAAAGCGCATCAATAGGCATTAACAGCCACACCATACGCCACAGTAAGGCAGGCAAGTGGAAGGGTAAGACTTACCAGGCAGGGCGTAAAATTGATGGTACCCATGGCATTGTTAGTTATGACCGCGAGACAAAGCAGTGGTATGTGTTTATGTTTGAGTACAGCGTAATAGGCGAGCCAAGACGACCAAAGGGCTGGCAGTTTCTTAACTGGATTCAGCAGGGCGACCCGGTTGGTTTAATCGCAAGCACTAACACCAGGAGTCCGCAATGGGATGTTCGGGGCCAAGCGAACGAGCGCACTAATATTCAGTGGGTTACAGCGTGACCCTAGACGAATTATTCCCTAACGTAGCCGCGCAAGTAAAGGCGGCTCTAGCTTCAAACGCCGATCAATACGGCGAGGGGCTGACATACGGCAAGCACCAACAGGAGTTAGATAAGGCGGTGAGTCATTTAATGCAGTCACTCATCAATAACGATAATTCTGAGGATGGTACGACTCATCGAGTTAGTACATTGATTCGGCTGGCAAAGGTGATTGAATTAGATGCGATTACAAATATCGACTAATCGAGCTGAGAAAATAGCCCACCATTGGGACTCAGACTCGACACTGTTTGAAAATATGCGTTCTGCTGGCTTAAAAGTTAATGACAGGCGCAGTATGCACCGATACCGCAGACAAGCCGAAGAAATTACCGGGCAAAAGTTAGACCTCAACAGCCCACAAGCACACCAGCAAATTGATTGCCATTCCACACTAAACCTCACAGACGCTCGAAAGCATAAGACTTTCGTGATCACCTCACACACTAACGACTCCCCGATTGTTGACGCATTTTGGGATTCTCTACAGCTTTTCTGTCAGTCTAAAAGCGCACAGCTATTAGTCGTTCCCCTAAGATACCAGAACAAAACCGCTATGAATGCGGTCGCTGATTATCAGTGGGATGAGCGGATCTATCCTTATGCGGTTACAAAAGACTTTCACATACACAAGCACCTTGTTATATCGGGCCATAAACTAAACGCGACTACAGTTAATCCGTTAGCTGGTAAGCAAGCATTAAGCGGTATTAAAAGCGCGGTGTATGGGCATCCACAAGTCGCATTGCAGAATGTGGGTACACCTAAAGACGAATTGCCTAAGTCTATGATGACTACAGGCAGTTGCAATAAGCCAGTTTATTCATCAAGCGAGACAGGCGGGAAAGCGGCTTTTAATCATTCGGTTTCCGCGGTAATAGTTCACTTAGTCGGTAAAAGGTACTTCTTTACTCAGTTAGGCTTTGATGGTGAGGGATTCCAGTTTCTAAACGAGTATTGGACACCAGAGGGCGTAGAGAATCGACACGCTGAGATTGTTCACGGTGATATACACGCATGGTATGAGCGCAAAGACGTTACTAAATCAAAGCTAAGAATCATTGATAGGGTAAAACCTACTACTCAAATATTCCATGATTTACACGATCAGCACATCGGCTCACATCATGCCACTATTCGCGAAAGAGTAGAGCAAGCACTAAAGGGTGAAGTGTCGATTGAAAAAGAGGTGAGGTTATCCATTGATTACCTGGAGCGCATCGGCAAGGGTACGAAAAACCTAATTGTCGGCTCTAACCACAATGACCATTTAGACCAATGGCACGGATCGTATAAGGTAGAGCGCGACCCATATAACGCAAAGTTTCACGGCTGGCTTTCTAGCCAGATTTACGGCACTGACAGGAATTGTCTACAGGCTTGCTTTGATGAATTTGGTTGTAAAGTTCATTATGAATTTATATCAAGAAACAAGCGCCACAGCATATCAGGCGTGGATACCTCACAGCATGGTGATAAAGGCGTGAACGGTGCAAGGGGAAGCGCACAAGGGTTTAGCATGACTATGTTAAAAACCATGATCGGTCATGGCCATTCTGATGGAATATTTAAGGGATGCTGGCAAGTAGGCACGAGCGCAGATGGGATGACCTACGCTAACGGCTACAGCACATGGACGCTCACGGATGGGCTAATATACCCTAACGGCAAACGCGCACTAATCCGGCATATTAACGGCAAGACTATTGCGGATTATCTGTAAGTTTATCCGCGTCCAAGTGTAAACTTTATCCGCGTCCAAGTGTAAGCTAGGCTTATCCGCGCTAGGGTGTAATCTAGGCATCAAAGAGCGGCTTAGTGTAAGTTTACATTCGGTTATGTGTAGGTATCCATAGTACCTATCAGCGTTCAATTTTAAACTCGTTCAATAATCGCGAACAGCCTTGTAAATTGAACATGGCGCGGTGTATTTGCATGGTTTATCGGGGCGGCTTAGGGGCTTGTTCACTGAAAGCCAAAAACTCATCAGCTAGATTAAACGCAACCTTTATTATTCGCTTTCTGTTTGGCTTAAGGGATAAGTCGCCTATAATTTTTGCTCTTAGCATTATGTCAGGAGCGCAAAGAATTTCTAACGCTATTTTTTCTCGCTTACTTAAATCACTCACTTCACCACCCCCACAAGTTCACGTCTAGGCGAGTACAATACGCCACCTTCAACGATAAAGCCCTTAGCTATCCATTGATATACTTGAGGCACTTTAACGCCTTGAGCCTTCGCAAATTCGACCTTTGAGCCGTTGTAATTAGCGGATATGTATTCGTCTAGGGTCATGCAAACTCTGCCATAGCTTCTTCGGCTTCAGCTTTAGTATTGTAAACGATAGGGCTGTCGTCACCACTCAGTAGATCAAATCGGTGGCAAAGCATTAGAGCATGGTCAGCCTCTTCTTCGCTGTCAAAAGTCTCAACAAGCGCAGGATTATTTCCACCTACTCCCCAAGTCCAAAGCTCTATGCCTTCGCGCAAGTGAAACCTTTTATTAATTCCGCTTGGGGTGGTTGTTTCTTCGGCAAATTCTAAGCAAAGTTCACGCAAAGTGATTTTCTCAATTTCGTTATCTTCGATGATGTAAAATGATTGGTCAAAATTTTCTGATTCGTAAAAGTTCATTGTCTTAATCCTGTTGGTTGATTCAATAAATACATATTAAGCGAAACACTTAACTATTGCAAGCATTATTTTAATATTTAGCGCAAATAATTACGCCTAGCCATATCTAAGCCATTTGCTCAACGATTAACACTCGTTTAGTGGTGGCGTTCTATTCATTCTGACTCATGTATAGCGCACATAGCGCCGTTATGGTATTTGTGTAGTGCGTTCATTGTCTTACTCCACTCATACGTTTAGTTTTAATCGTGCGGTTTTAGCGATACGTCACCGCACGATTTTTATTCAAAATTCATGCAAGATGGTTAGCCTTGCCTAATTTCGCTTATTGTGCTGTGCGTTAGTTCGCTTTTTGTGTTTCATTACTTTATGCGCGTGTTTTGTTGCTTGCGCCTAAGCCGATGCTTCAATCTCAGCCATTCGGTTAATCTCAGCTAAGGCATCCTCGTTACTCGCGTAGAAATTCAAAGCAAAAGGCAAATCTGAGCTTTTGCGATATATGAGATAAGCGGCTGTAGCTGTTGATGTTTTCTTTTCAAGCTCATACCCAGCATCCCCTGCAAGATGCACCGCCCAACCAGCACGACAATGGCTTGTGCCGCAATGCCAATCGCCCATTTTAAGTGCGCCTTTGTGTTTGGTCGCTTTCTGTATTTCTTGGTGAATGTTCTTAATGACAGGGACATTAAGGTATGCGCCTTCAAGGTATGCGCCTCTACGGTATGCGCCTGTAAGGTCTGCGCCTCTAAGGTTTGCGCCTGTAAGGTCTGCGCCTCTACGGTATGCGCCTGTAAGGTATGCGCCTCTAGGGTATGCGCCTGTAAGGTATGCGCCTTCAAGGTCTGCGCCTCTAAGGTTTGCGCCT